TTTTCAGCTAACATACGATTGCTAATTTTTACTCCATAAATTTCATCTACAGCGTAAATAGTCCGACGCTTTTTATCATAGTGCCATCGGACAAAAGCGAGAGGATCATTAGCATAACCATAGTCAATACCATTTCGAATGTTATCAAAACTCTTATATTCATCATCTGTAATCGTCCGAAAGACTAGATTATCGAACGGTACAACTCCCGAACCAACAGCTTTACCTAAGTATTCCCAATCATAACGAATTTGAGAACGTTCACGAGTTGCTTCAGCTTCTGAAACAAATTCTTTAGAAATAAAAGGATTGTCAAAATAGGTCGAATGATGTACATAGGTGTTCTCCGGCTGGATAACACTCTCATATTTCTTGTTAACCCATGACTGCTTACGCTTAGGTGGATTGTATGAAAAAAAGAACTTGTAAAAAAGTCCTTTTGGTAATTCTCCACGAAGAAGCGAGTTCGTAATAACTTTAACATCATCTTCACTTTTGAATTCAGCTAGTTCTTCAATCCATGCAAACGCAAACGGAAAACGGCTATCTTTCAAGGATTTTATCCGTTCCGGTTCTTGCGCTCCTCGAAAGATAATATAATTTCCGCGGGGGGTATAAGTAATTCGTAAAGGCGACTGTTTAAAGTGAAAAAGATGAGATACTCCTTGTTCGTAAACAGCCCACTTAAGCTGTTCGTAAACAGACTGCTCTAACGTATTATCTACTTTACGAATACAAACAGCATTGCTTGCATATCTCATCACAAGCTGAATAAGAATATGCGCTATATCTGATGACTTTCCAGAACCACGTCCACCTTTACAAACAATATTCAAATATCTTCGACAAAGTGAAGCACTCCATACATCGTGAAATTTTTGTGGAATGAGTTCAGATAATTTCTTAGCCGTCATCAAAACCACCTATATCATCAACAAATGTCACTGATGCATTTACTTCAGCTTCTACTTTGTCTGTCCAAAGTCTATAGCGCTTACCTAGCAGCTCAGCTGCTTTTGTCCGCGATTGTACATTCGGCACAGCATTAACCACTTTCTGTGTACCTTCACCGTCCAACACAAGCAATGGTTCTGTTTTCTCTCCGCGCATTACCGCTGTCAAGTATTCCATCACTTCCTGTTGGTCTGCCACACGTTCAGATTTGAGTTGTTCGAGTCGTTCATCTATATAAGCTTTAACGTTAGCATTTGTTAGCAGCTTACTTCCGTTCGCTCTCGCAGCTCCATCTTTTTTTACATTTGGATAAGCCGCCTTATAAGCTCTTGTAGCATTTAAGTCGATGATGTACTCATCGGCAAAAATCTTTTGTTTTTCGGTCATCCCATTTTCCATCACCACCAATCTTTTTTTACAAAACAAAAAGACGCATAATTGCGTCTTTCAAATCATAAGGAGTCATCGTTTCGTTCTAAACCGATGATACTATAATATCACGTAAAAGGTGACACAGGAAGCGTTTTTTGTGTCACTTTACAATAATTGGGCAAATTTTTCTAAAATTACACGTCTTTTTCGATAAATCGTCTTGCGACTCATGTGTAACTTAGCTCCAATTTCTTCCCAAGTGTAGTAAAAAATGCTAGTCGTATTCATCCAACGCAGTTCAAAGATTTCCATTTGCTCTTTATCCAAATCTTTTAGAAAGTGCTCGACTGTTTCTTTAAATAGCTCTAAATTTTTCAATTTTACGTCTTTGTTAAATTTTACTACAATTTCTTCTGTTGGTCTTGAGACGCTATTTGTTTTACTACCTCCTGAATTCACATCTGAATTATAGGGGAATTGCAACTCTTCGCGTCTTGTTGCGATCTCTCGGTTGATGGTCGCATAACGAAGTAGCTTATTATCTAAAGCGTTTAGCTCAGTTTCTGTGATTTTCGTATGAATCACCTCCCTAAAGAATTTTACCCGTGAATACTAATGTAATCGTGCCCGTACCATCTTTATTATCTGATAACAACGCATGACAATCCGAAGCATACTCAACACCATCAATCGTAACACTTCGTTTCGATTTGTTTACGTTGATAATAGCATCACTAAAAGTCTTAATCCTCATAATATCCCCTCCGCTTGTTCCTCTAGCCAGTTAAAGAGTAATCCAAATTGTTGCTTGATTAGTTCGTCATCGTTGTATTGTTTGCAAATTTCGCCAATTGATGATACTGCCCACAACCAATAGACATCTGAGCCAAAACCGACCTCTTGGCTCTTCTGATTGCTACGTGCCATCCATTCAGGGATAACTCTACTAAAGAAATCAATGTAATCAATCTTCATGGCAGCTCCTCAATTTTAATATAGATCCCGACTCTATCTGCCCAGAACTTTTCTGCTATCTCGCTGGCCACTTGTGCATCATCCTGCCAATATCCAAGCTTCGTCATACAGTCCTTGAGCAGCTTCTGCAGATTGTCCGTGTCTGGCTTCGTGGTCTTATACTGGCCATCGTAGCTTTTTTTGATACGAGGAAAACACCACTTGACTGTCAGTCGAATCGCTCCTTTGAATTTATCTGGTGGCACATGCTGTGCAAGCAAGCTCTCAAATTTTGCTCTAGCATTTTTCAATTCTGTCGGCTCATAAAAGATTGGCTTCCCAAATTTGACATTTACTTTTTTTTGCTGGTGAGTAGTTGTTGGAATTTTTTCCATCAGTAAAAAGAATTCAATCATTTTTTGACACCTTTCTATTGATCTAGCCAGAATCCACCACCGTTTTCGATAGCAGATTCTAGTTCCCATTCTTGCATCTCGTCAACAGACGGCATTTTGTCTTCTTCGATTTCTTCCAACATTCCAATTGTTCTGTTTATTTTACCTAAAATACTTGCATAAGATAAAGCAACTTCGATAGGTTCGTTTTGGTAACTCAAAAAAATCTTAGCAGAACTTGTGTCTATCTTTTCAATCATAACTATGTGATTGACATTTATAATTTTTCCTTGCACTGCAATAAACATTTTTATTTTACCTTTCTTTTTTATTTTATTTTTCGCGCTTAGTCCATGGACCTTGTATATGACAGGGTGCGTTTTAAGCAACCCTGTCTATACAGGTATGGACATGATGGACGACAGGACATTATCTATATATAATATATAGTTGCTTGTCGTTCGACACGACCGCATTTTTATGGTATTGTCTGTCCTTTTCGAGACAAAGACACAACCATAAATTTATGGTGTTGTCTTATTTGGGACACAAACGGTATTTTATGGTTCTGTCGCATTTTCTTTATTTAAAATAGTGAGCGTATTTTTATCGAACCAATATTTTTTTGATGTTTTTAACCGTCTTTCGACAGTTTTTATAGACACTCCTAAATATTCAGCTACCTCTTCTTTCGATGGTGGCTCACCAAAATTCGCATTTTCAATCGCTTCGTCAAACTCTTTCAACTTTTGCTTTTTGTCTTCCTTCGCATTCTTTTTGCGAGTTTCTTTAGCTTTCATCCACCCCGGCTTATCATCGTCCAGCTTAATATCTGCAAGCACGCCCGTCTCATCCAGCGCGTGTACTGGATAGCTGAACCACATATTGACTGGCTTGAACTTGGCAAACTCTCGAAGCGTACCTTCTACACGCCATGCAGTCGCTATCTGTACCTTGTTGCGAACTTCTTCGAGTTTGTCTACATACGGCGCCCGAGCCATGACATCAGGAATACCTTTTTCAAAATGTGTTCGCATTTGCGCGGCGCTTAAGAGGTCATCCAAGCCTACATGTTGCTGGTAATAGACATTGTTTCGCTCTTGCAAAGCCTGCTTGTATACCTCGCACGCTGCTTGGTTCAGTCGCTGTGTTAGTAATTCTTCCGTCACGTCTAGTTCTACTAAGTCGATAAGTGCATCTGGATCCCGAGCGAATACACCCGAGCCACTAGCCCGGTCCATGGATTTCTTGCCACCTTGAGAACCTTTTGAATGGTGGTGACAGTAGATAACGCTAGAACCTAGCTCTGTGGCCACTTTGTCGAATTGATTGGTAAAGTGTGCCATTTGGTCTGCGCTGTTTTCGTCACCAGTCAAGACCTTATAAATCGGGTCGATGATGACTGCGATGTAATTCTTTTTCAAAGCTCGACGAATAAGTTTCGGTGCTAGCTTGTCCATTGGTACGGTCTTACCCCGTAAGTTCCAGATATCGATGTTTTGGATATTCTGCGGTGCCAACCCCATGGCCTGATAGACATCACGGAAGCGATGCAGGGCAGACGGACGGTCTAGCTCCAGATTGACATAGAGGACGCGTCCCTGCGTACAATCCCAACCTAGCCATTTCTTGCCTTCTGCAATTGCAATCGACATCTCAATCAATGCAAATGACTTACCTGCTTTAGACGGTCCAGCAATCAGCATCTTATGACCTTGGCGCAGAACGCCTTTTATCAACTCAGGCGCCAATTCTGGCAAGTTATCCCAACTATCAGCCAATCCTTCAGGTTCAGGCAAATCATCGTTCAAGTCTTCAATATACTGATACCATTCGTCCCAATCAGATTTACCAATATTGGTATCTACTAGAAATTGCTTCTGGCCGTTACGAATGAACCCCGGCATACGTGACAAGCGGCTTGGGTTGCGGTTTTGCGTGTCTACGATAATGCCGTTTTTTTGGCAGATTTTATAGAGATAATCCACGCGTTTGCGGTATTCGTCGTAGTTGCCGGCGTCTACCTTGACAATGGCGTGCAGGGATTTATTCCCACTATGAACCAGGGCAGCAATCGGCAACTCAAGCTCTTTGTAAATAGCGTTTTGCTTGTCAATCGGCATGCTGTCAGATTCGACCAGCGCATAGCGAAAATCTGTTACGTTTTCATTTTTGGCGCCTTTTCCATCCATGGGATTGAAACGAATCCATGCGCCAGCT